CCGAGGCGGCCGTGGCCATTGCGGCGGGGAATGAGGTCGAGGTGGATTTCGACAGCGGCGTCATCACCGATAAGACGACGGGCGAAAGCTTTCAGGGACAGCCTTTCCCGGAGTTTATGCAGAAGATTATCCAGGCGGAGGGACTTGTGAACTACATTAATTCCAGGTAGGAGGAAAGCAACATGCGAAGCATTTTTTAGCATGTTATCTGACACTATGCCTGCGGGTGCAGGTAAGAGGACGCTTCGCTGAATCAAGGAGGTGAGAATTTTTGTTGGTGATAAAACCAGCGGTGACTACGAACGAGGGAATTAATCTGCAAATTCTGAATATGCGCAGTGAACCTGTTGAATTTACAAAACTCGAAGTGGGATGCGGTCAGTACAGTGATGACGAAGCAACTGAAGAGGCGTTGCAGAAAAGGACGTCCCTGAAAGCGAAGAAACAGCAGTTTGGAATCAGTCATGTGACTGTCACCGGAAATACGCTGATATTGTCGAGTCTAATTACAAATGCAGACCTGGATGAAGGTTATACCATACGCGAGTTTGGTCTGTATGCGCGGGTAAAAGATCAGCCTGAAACGGAGCGCATGGTATCCATCAGCCTGGCTGATGCAGAGGATGATTTTCCTGCTTATGATGGGATGTCGGAAAGCAAAATTTTAATGCGGTATCAGTTTGCGGTGTCAAATGCTAGGATCGTTTATCTGTCTTATGAGCACGGGCCGGTGGCGCTGGCCGAGGAGGTGGATGCTAAGATACAGTTGTTAGAAGGCAGGATAAGTGAGCTGCAGAAAAATTTGAAAACAGTCAGTCAGGTTTTAGATAACCTTCTTCCGGGGCTTGAGGCTCCGACTGAAACAGATGCCGGGAAGATCATCAAGATCGATGCAGACGGTCAGGCCGTATGGGCGGAGGACTATGGGTCAAGCTGGATGGCCAGGTATCCGGAATTTTTGTGCGATCAGGATGCGGATATCAGCGACAAGGCGCATATCGTGGAGACGGATGGCTATGGATACGTGAAGACGACCGACTGGGACGGCAATACTATTACGGAAACACTCTGTGACAGTGGCGGTGTGCAGATCGCACAGAAAAAGACCGTTATTGGCAGTAAGCTTATTACAGGAAGGCTGGTGGATGATGAAGCGCAGGAACAGAAGGAGTAAAGGGGTATGTGCCCTGGGGCAGGATGTGAGATTTTATAGTATTGAGAGGAGGTGCGCAGCATGAGTGTATGGCCGGAGGAACAAACGCTGGAGGAGTTTATTAAAAATGAGAGCGGCAAAAAAATCCTTGGGATGGTTGACCGGAATATGAAGCACAGCATCTTTAAAGTTGCTGCTCCGGTATGGACGTTTGGCCAGTCTGCGATCGGGGGAGCGGTTGACGAAGTAGAAGTCTATGCCCGGGAGAATTTTCACGTATTTCTGGCGGGGGCCTCCATCTATAAAGGGCCGCTGAAGACACCTAATGTCGGAGATGAGCATGCGGTAGAAACCGCGGGCCTGTCAATCGTTATAGACGGCGGAAAATATGTTGTAGATTTAGTGGATATGGGATACAGGCCGGCAAACAGCGGCGCATATACAGTGGCGTTGACTGTAGACCCTGCTGCATTACTCATATCCGGGGTAAAAGATGACAGCTACTCATCCATTGACCGCAGAGACATCGTATTAAATGCTCCGATTGAGATTACTAATTCGATATCAGTATTAATAAGTCGCCGGATAATCAACATCAAAGGAATATACGTTGGCGGGAATACCTATGAATTTTCAGACTGCACCGCATCTCTTATATTAATATAAGGAGTAGAAAGATGAATTTGATCGAACAAATTGTAGATGGCGGCTACACCACAAATATCTACGACAACGGAGTAAAGGAGAAATTTCCAACCGTGTCTCCGCCACGGATTATAAAGCCGCCGGTCCTCACAGAGATGGAGCGCGCGGCATTGGAAACAGCAGCAAATACGGAACTTTTGGTGGCGCTTGCAGAATTGGGATAAGGAGGACAAAAATTATGATAAAAATTTTTCGGGGGGGGGTAGGGCAACTCTGTAATTTTACCGGGACGGGGGTGGTCTTATGAGCTGGCCGGAAACAGGAATTTTGGAAGAAAAAATAGAATTGCTGGAGTCGGTTATTTCCAGCTATTCCGCAGTGGGTTGTGTACAGGGACTGATGCCGCGCAATAAGGAGTACAAGTCGATTTCGAGAGTGTATGATCCTGTCCCGGACACGCAGTATGGAGGAAGTACCTATCAGCCGCCTACAGACCAGGATATTTTGCAAATCGACGGTGCAGTGGTAGCGCTGTCTGCAAAAATCTTAAAAGGAAAAACCGGTACCAACGCCGGGGGTGTTGCATGGTTGTATTTTGATGAAGGGACCGACGAAGAACGCATGATCCAGATTATGACAGGCCCGACCAGCAGTGCTTCTTCTGAAACGGGGTTTTATTGCGATTTTGATACCATACGGCCGACCATGATTTACGATCCATCCAGGGACAGCCTGTTCCAGATCGGGGCAAACCAGTTGTTAGTATCCAATGTCAGAATCGGGTTTAAACACAATTTCCGGCTCCGGTACGCCAGAGAAAAAAATTATTCCGGATGCTCCGTGGAATATGTATTAATTTGACTTTCTGTATAAAGAGAATGTACTAGAAAAATTTAGAGAAGCCGAATGGCGACTGGCAGAATAGGAGGGTATCACAGATGTTAGACAAAAAGAACACAATGCCAGACAACTACGATGACAATCCTGCTGGGGTAGAAATACCTTCTGAAGAAGATATCCTGATGAATGAGAACGAGATTCTGCGTGGACTAATAGAGGCAGGAACAGAAAAGGATTGTGAGGAAACCTACAGAAGAATCAAAATCAGGCGAAACGGCAAATTAAAATTTGAATTCCGAATCAGACCTTTGTCTGAAGAAGAATCTCTTGCTTGTCATGACAATGCAACTCGCTTTGCACCACGCAAGAGAGGGCAGCCGAAACAAGAAATCGAAACTAACACAGCAAAATTCCGTTCTTGGTTGATTTACACAGCCACCATAGATGAGGACAGAGCAAAAACATGGGATAACAAAAAGGCACAGGAAGCGTTTAATGTTCTCCAGGGTGTGGATGTCATAGATGCTGTCCTACTTTCTGGAGAGAAAGACCGTATCATTGAAGTAATTAATGAAATTAGTGGCTATGATGACAGCCTGGACGAGATTGCAAAAAACTCATAAAGGCACGGGGTAAGACATATCTGATGCTGAAAGTGTGTGAGAAATTTCCACAGATAGGTAGAATTGCAGATTATATGGCTCTCCCAGCAGGAGAGCGAGCATTATATGAACAATTCACTCTGGACGCAATCGAGATAGAAGCAAAGATACCTGTGCTAAAAATAAGTAAATAAAAGAAATAATCTTCATCACAATCTATATCAATGTAAGCAACAATAAAATTATAAATTAAACAACTATAAATAGGTAAGCCTCTCACAGAATTTAATGTCAAAGAAAGGCTACAAGAAATCAGCCATTTTAATTGACTGATTTTTTGTAGTTGTCGAAGGAGGTGAATGAAGATAAGAGAAGCTGTTACAGTTATTGATATAGTTGCACAAGTAACAGATGAGACTATAAGCGGTACAAAGAGTGCAGAGAAAAATCTCAGCAAACTGGAAAAATCAATACTGAGCCTTGGAAAGCAACTTCAGGGAATGAAAGGCAAAACTAAACTGGAAGTGAACGCAACTCTGAAAGATACCGCTTCAAAAGGAATCCAAGGGGTGGCAGCAGCAGGCAAGAAACTATCTGGGAAAGTCTGGACGGTTACTCTAAAAGCTCTTGACCTTGTAACTGCCCCTTTTAAAAAGGTTTTAGGATTGATTTCCAATCCAATGACACAGATGGCTGCATTTGCTGGAATCTCGTTTGGATTGGCTGATACAGTGAAAACAGGAATGGATTTTGAGTCAGCAATGGCATCTGCTGCTGCAACATCTGGAATAGATAAGACATCTAAAGATTACGAAAAAATGGAAAAAGCCGCAAGGCAAGCTGGAGCCACGACGACCAAGACGGCAGCACAATCAGCAAATGCCCTTGAATACATGGCACTTGCAGGCTGGGACGTGGACACATCAATCCAAGCTTTACCATCAATATTACGGCTGTCTGAAGCTACTGGAATGGACCTAGCAAGAACATCTGACATGATAACAGATTCTATGGCAGCACTTGGATTGACCGTAGATGAACTCCCAACATACCTAGATAAAGTAGCAAAGGCACAAAATTCAAGCAATCAGAGTGCAGAACAGCTTCTGGAAGCGTACCTTGGTGTGGGTGGCCAGTTTAAAAATTTAGGCATAGATGTAACAGAATCAGCTACTGCCCTTGGAGTAATGGCGAATCGAGGACTTAAAGGCAGTGAAGCTGCCACTGCATTAAATGCGGTTTTAATCAATCTTACCACAGGAGCAGGAGAAGCTGGTGACATGATGGAACATCTTGGCATATCAGCATTTGATGAAAGTGGAAAGTTTATCGGACTCCAAAATGTACTTCTCAAAGTAAACCAGTCTATGGCTGGAATGACAGATAAACAGAAAAATGCCACACTAGCTGCACTTGGCGGTAAAGTTCACGTTGATGATTTAAATAAACTTTTGGCTGGACTGAATGAAACAAATGCAGAGGGTGTTACAGAATGGGAGGCTCTTGCTGCCTCCATTGATAACTCGCAGGGCTCGCTGGAAAAAATGGCAAAAACGAAAACGGATACTCTTGCAGGGAGTCTCGCAGCGCTTCAAAGTGCAGCATCAGAGGTACAGATTTCCATTAGTAAAAAACTTGAACCATATGTCAGGGGGCTGGTAGATTGGCTGACAGCACATATGCCAGATGTTCAGACTACAGTAGGTCAGGTAGTGGATTTTGTACTTAACAAGATAGATTCTGTAACAGCATCCATACAAAGTCTGACAGCAAGTCCTGAATGGCAGAATGCCGAAACTCTCTGGGATAAAATACAACTAGCATGGGATAAGCTGATAGCGGAGCCTTTCGACAGTTGGTGGAATGGCACAGGAAAGACATGGCTTAGCGACAAGGCACAAGGCATTGGTGAAGGATTAGGGATAGCACTTAACAAAGGTATCATGGCGCTTCTTGGCATTGATGTGGGTGATGGTGTGACTGATGGTATGAGCATAGGAAAATCGTTCGCAGATGGATTTGCAGAAGGCTTTGATGGGAAGAAAGTGGCAGAGGCAGTCTGGAAAGGGTTAAAGGATTCTCTAAAAAATCTATTTAAAGACGCGGGAAAACTGTTACCTGGAGGAGAAAATTCATCTGCTACAAGCATGTTGTCGGCTGGAATTATAGGTATTGGCGCAGCGAAAATTGGAAAGACCGCATACAAGGCTTACAAGGGAGGAAAAGCTTTGGTAAATGGTGGGAAGGCCATTGGAAAAGCTATAGGCAATGTATCTGGTATATCAGATGGTATAGAGATATTTAATGCTGCAAAAAACGGCGGTGCAGCGGCACAAAGTGCAGCATCTATGGCAGAAGCTGGGGTAATGGGGCATGGAGTAAAGCTGGGAACCAAGCTGGCAAAAATAGCACCAAAACTTGGTGGAATTTCCTCTAAGGTAGCCAAAGGCATAACAAAGGCAGCACCTATACTTGCTGGTGTGACATCTGTCATAGAAATGGGTGTGGATGCATACCACGGAATTCAAAAGGCAACCGAATGGACAGGCTCGGATAGCATTGGAGCGAAAGTAGCATCTGGTATTGGCGCAGCCTTGGGAGGAACTGGGGACGGTGTCACAGGCAAGCAAAGCGATGCAAGGAAAGCTCTCAATGTTGGAACTGGCGCATTAAAAGGTGCAGGGATAGGAGCAGCAATCGGTTCATTCATTCCAGGAGTAGGAACGGCAATCGGTGCAGGAGTTGGTGGTGCAGTAGGGGCAGCAGGGGCAGCAATTGGTGGCTCGAACATTGCTAAAGGGCTATCTAGTGCTGGAAGTGCAATCAAGGGGTTTTTCACAAAAACTGTGCCAGATACAATTGCAGAAGAAGCAGAAGACTCCTTTATGAAAGCTCTACCAGAAACTAAAAAAAATATAATAACTAAAACAATGGAGCTTTTTGATAATGCAAAGAAAGCCTCTTTCTCCAAAACTGTACCAGATACATTTACAAAAGGAACAAAAGACTCCTTTATGGAAGCTCTACCAAAAACTAAAAAAAATATGATAACTAAGACAACAGAGGTTTTTGACAACACAAAGAAAGCCTCTTTTGCTAAAACTGTGCCAGATACATTTACAAAAGGAACAAAAGATTCTTTTACGAGAACTCTATCGGAAACTAAAAAAGATATCATAGCCAAGACAACAGAGGTTTTTGACAATACAAAGGAAAAGACAGGTGAGATATGTGACAGTATATCTGACTTTTTTACAGAAAACCTTCCAGTAATAAAAGATGAAATTCAAGGACGTATAGACAATTTCTTTCATGATACCAAGACCCAAATAGACGCGATATGGGATGATGTGAAAATGTTTATCACCGAAACTGCACCTAAAATAAAAGAAGAAATAAAGAATGGTATAACCAATTTCTTTAATAACATTAGAGAAAAAATCAATGGTATCTGGGGAAATGTCCAAAACACATTTTCGTCAGGTTTCAGAGTAGCCAGTATCAAGGGTACTACAGCGAAACATGCAGAAGGCGGGATTATGAACAGCCCACATGTTGGGCTGGTAGCAGAAGATGGCGCAGAGGCTATTATACCTCTATCCAGTAAGCGTAGAAATCGCGGACTCAACCTATGGGAACAAGCTGGACGACTTCTGGGTGTTAAGCCTTATGCTGAAGGTGGTATTACTAAAATACCAATGAGCAGCAAGAAACCAGAGGGTAGCATTGGAGTAGATAAAAATCCGCCACTGGAAGTCCATTCGTCATCAAAGACTAGTCCATCACCAGAACTTAATCCACCGCCTCTAATTAGTAATGGTGTGAATCCATCTGTCACAATACAAAACTTAACTTTTGAAATTAACATGAATGGTGCAGATACATCAGATGCACAATCACTCATAGAAACTATCAAGGAAAATGTACGTGGAATGACAGATGAAATTGCATACCAGCTGGCAGTAGCAATGCAGCAAGTATATGCTAATACACCAAAAACATCATGGGAGTGATAGTATGGATATTTATCTGACAAATTTAAAAACAGGAGATAGGCTACAATTCCCCATGCTTCCTACTGAGGTAAGTGTACAGATTGCAAATCAGTTCTCAAATTACAGTATTCTTAAAATTGGAGAAATCCGCATACCTAGTGGTACATCATTAGACACCTTCAGTTGGAATGGTATTTTCCCTGGAAAAAAGCGAAGGAGAGACCCTTATATTAGACAATGGCAAAGCCCAAAATCAATTTATAAGTGGTTAGAGAATCTAAAAACACAGAATGGAGAACCAGTTAAAGCAAGGTTATTGATAACGGAAACACCAATAAACTGTGATGTCTATCTTTCTGATTTTACAGGAACTCCAACTGGTGGCTATGGTGACATTAACTACAGTATTACGCTTTTGCAGGCAAAGGAAATTAAGGTAAAAAAATCGGCAAAGGTGAATAATACCTTGCCAGCAACAGTTCCAGAACGTCCAGCTCCACCAGCCGCACAGACCTATACCGTGGCGAAAGGCGACTGCTTATGGAAGATTGCACAAAGGCTCTATGGAAACGGAGCTGACTATACAAAAATCTATGAAGCGAATAAAGGACTAATAGGTAATGACCCAGACCTGATATTTTCTGGGCAAGTACTAACTATACCATAATAGGAAGGAATAGAGAATGGATATAGATATTGCACTGGTACATTACTATATAGAACTGATAACCGAATCAGGAGCTGTGTATGAGCTTGACGATGCAATTCAGTCACTAGCATGGGAGGAGCAGGAAGGACAACTGGCGCAAAAAGCAACCATTGGGATAGCAGCAGACTGCAAGGTAGACGGCGACAACATTCGTTCTCTTCTAAAAATTAACCGCTTGATTCGGATTTATGGCAGTTGGGGTACAGAAAAGCAGCTACTATTTGAAGGAACTATCTGGGAGTGGGAGTATAGCCATTCCCAGAATAAGGAACTTTCTATCATTGTATATGACCCCATGATACGTCTACAACAAAGTAAAGACTTCAAATATTTTTCAGCAGGATTAACTACACCTGCAATCCTGGAGACTATCTGTGGTGATTGGGGAATTACACTGGACTATAAATGGGAACAGCAGATAACCCATGAGAAGAAAGTATTCAACTGCGAGGCTGTCAGTGACATGATAATCAACTTGCTGAATGAAGTGAGTCAGCAGACAGGTAGTCATTATATTGCCTTTTATAAAGAAGGAAAACTTCAGATAGCCGCTTATGGAATGAATACAGAAATGTATTTATTTGAAGAAAAAAGCACAATAAGCACTACTGATAAGTTGAGTATGAACAATCTTGTAACAAGAGTAAAGATACTTGGCAAGGCAGATGACGATGGACGGTCGAGTGTAGAAGCAATGGTAGACGGCAATCTCGAATTCGGGATATTACAAGAAGTTATCCGTAGGGATAGCGATAAAGATATCGAAAAAGCCAAGGCAGAAGCTCAGCAGACACTGAAAGAAAAAGGGCAACCAGAAGAGACTATCATGGCAACAGCTCCTGATCTTCCTTTTTTACGCAAGGGTGATGCGATAGAGATGGCAGCAGGAAATTTATCAGGAATTTTCTATATTCTAGGAATTTCACACAATGCAACTACTAGGCAGATGACCATGACACTGATGCGTGAGCCGCCAAAGTCAACCATCTAAGAAGAGGTTTAAATAAAAATTTAAACAGTATTGTACCTAAATAAAACGGTAAGAGATAGGAAACTACCATGGGAAATGAAGGAATTAATAAACTAGCTGCTATTCTTCAACGCAGGATGCATGACATGAATGATAATCCACAAAAGTTGGATTTCGGAACGATTCAAAGTGATATGAGTCTTATAACAAACCAGTTTCCCCAGCCAATACCACAAAGCGATTATATGGTCTGTCGGCAACTAACTCTCGGTTCCATGGATACTCCACTTACAAGTACAATCAATAGTGCAGAAAAAACGGTTTTAGTACCAGAAAAAATGCGCAGTATAAAAGCAGGTGACAGAGTATTGGTGGCATGGATAGGTGATGATATTTGCATCATAGATATCATTCTACCTGGAACAGCGGTATAGCAGATTCCAATTCGCATGATTTACTAGGGCTAAAAAGGCAGTCGTAGAACTGCCAAGTTTGACATATGAGCAAGAAGGGTAAGGGAAAAATAACATGGCAAATGGACTGTTCCCCGTTTTTGATGTTCCTTCCACATTGGTAGAGGAAACCAAACAACAGACTCAATATGCGCCAGTTCCCATGTGGGATATGGAAGCGGGGGATTTCGTGACAGATGGCGCAGGGCGAACACTCTATGGAAGTGGATATGATGCATGGGTATTATGGTGTACCAAATCTATCCTAACACAGAGATGGGCACATGATGGCTACAATGCCAATGAGGGCATAGAAGCTGAACAGGCGTTTAAGGAGCCAGATAGGGAGGCTATTGAAAGTGCATTTGAGCGTACTATAACCGAAGCCTTGCTGGCGGACCCAATGGGGCGTACTGCACAGGTACGAGACTTTGAATTTACCTGGGAAGCAGATAGTCTATGTATTGAGTGTATCGTAATAGGCACAGATGGAGATACAGCAAGTATTAAAGCAAAGCTAAATACATGATAAGAGGGAAAAACAGTGGCAGATGAATATAGATATCCATATACTCCTCCAGAATTCTTACAGGGGCAGAGTGCAGATGAAATACATAGCAGGATGCTTGATAATTTACCTGCAGATATCGATAAAAGCCAAGGTAACATACCTTGGGATTACACGCGACCGTCTGCACTGGAAAAAGCAGAATTTGCACAATTTACGATAAATGAAACGATAAAGTTGATTTTTCCGCAATGGTCCTATGGCAAATGGTTGGATTACCATGGTGAAAAGGTAAACCGTATCCGTAAAGCAGCAAATCATGCAAGCGGTAAACTAGATGTGACAGGAGCTGTTGGAACAATAATCCCAGCAGGATATCAGTTTGCAACCCCAGCAAATCTGACTGCAAGCGTGATTTTTGAAACCGTTGAGGAAAATGTGCTGGAGGGTATACCAGACAGTAAAGGACAGGTTACAAACAAAATAGAGGTTCAGGCAGTTATTGGCGGCTTGATAGGCAATGTAGCAGCAGGCACAATCAAACTGATGGTGAAACCAATGACAGGGATAGCCTATGTTACAAACCTAGAACCAATGACAGGAGGCGTGGAAGCAGAAAACGATGACGAATACGTCATTAGGGTACTTGACACCATGCGCAATGGAAACTCTATGACTGGCTGCATTGCCGATTATATACGCTGGGGGAAAGAGGTGCCAGCAGTTGGTCATGTTATTGTAGACCCTGAATGGGATGATCCATTACTTCCAGCACAATTCCACTATGTAGATACACATGGGAATCACCGATGTGCAGGGGCAGTAAGGCTTATCATTATAGATAGCAATGGCCTTCCGGCAAATCAGCAAATTATTGATGCAGTTTATTTGCATATCGCAGGAACCGATGATAACGATTTAGAACGGTTAATGCCTGTAGGAGCACATCTGACGGTAATAGCACCAACAGAACTGACCGTGGATATTTCTGCAACTGTTTTGTTAGATGATGGAGAAGATATCACAATAGTGACCGAACGATTTAAAAAAAAGATTGCAGAATATTGGTTAGTAGTAGGAGGGGAAGCGATAGATGACTATGCCAATCACATTGGATATATTCGATGGGTACAAGTAGGAGCAGTTCTTGCTAAAACCAGTGGTGTCAAAGATTATACTGATTTGATGATTAACGGTGGCATAGTAAACATCTCCATAACACAGGCCGAATATCCAGTGACAGGGGAGGTGAGGCTGAATGTCCAAACCTGAGATGGATACTATCATTAAAAGCCCAGAAGCAAAGATGTTTCTGCGCATGGTAACAAAAGATTTTTACAATAATTCCTATCTTGGTTTATGGATGTATGAGGTCATCGGACGTGAATGGGACGAAATGCGGGAATGGGCAGAAGAACTAAAAGCCGAAATCTACCCGCAAACATGTACATGGAGTATTGATATCTGGGAATGGATATATGGTATAGAAAGCAATGAATCCCTACCTCTGGAATATAGGAGACAAAAGGTATTAACAAAGATAACTGGAGCAAGGCCAGTTAATCCAGAAACAATAAGGCGTGGAGTCAGTGCATTGGCTGGTATAGATGTAAAAGTAGAAGTAAACGGATTTGCAGGACCATACCAATTTGATGTAGCTATACACCCAGCAGATACTCCACTGCCCTATCAGCAAATTCTTAGATATATCAATGATGTAAAACCAGCACATGTTAGGGTAATCTGTCGCGCTATTATGGATAGACTTGGCATTGAAGTATGGACTAGAAATATTGTAATGGTGGAAAGAATCCAAAATAGAGCAGATTTTTTTCTTTATACAAAAAAAGTTCTGCATTATCTGAATGGATTACATTATTTGAATGGTAACATATTACTGAATGAAGAAGTAAGGAATTTATACCCTGTATGTGATAAACATAGACTATCCATTGTACATAGGGAAACGATAGATGCAACAGAAGTTACAGTAAAACATAACCTGTATTACCTGAATGGAGAGATTCGTTTAAATGGAAATACCCTATTGGATGCAGAAGAATGGAAGGAGAAGCTTTGAATGTCAGAGAGTATTGTAACTAACATTGCAAAGAAAAAAATTTTACTAGCAAGAGCTGGTCTAATACCAAATCTACCAAAGATAGTTGGAATGGCGTTTGGCAATGGAGCAAGAAGCGGAACATCTACTAGGGTGCCGCTTGAAACAGATACAACATTACAGAATGAAATCTATAGACAAAAAGTAGATAATGCTGTTTTTCAGGAGAATGAACTCTATGTAAAATATAGTACAACTTTAGCACAAACTACATTGAAAGGACAAGTTATAAATGAAATTGCATTATATGATGAAGATGGAGATTTGTTAGCAATTAAAACATTTTCTGATAAGGGAAAAGATGGGGACATGGAAATGGTATTTGAAATTTTAGATAGATTTTAACTGGCAAGGTTCATACGAAAGGAGGATAGCACACAAACCTATTCTTTTAATTATAGTAGGTTTGGTGCTTATTTTTATGAGAGAATATACACTCAATAACCCTGCTTTTTTCGATAAAATTACAATTACAGAGCCAACAGATACCAACCATGCTGATAACATCAATGCAGCACCAATCCAGATATTTCAAAATACACTTGTAAACCACCTGTTACTTAAAACTCTGTTAGAGTTGATGACAGGATGCAAATATGATGCAGAAAATGAAATAATAGATTTAGGATTGAACTGTGCACTTGATGGGGAAATCGTGATGATTCCCCTTGAAATAGGCAATTGGGAGGCAGAATCGGAGACTCTAACTTTGGTTAGCAATCATACAGAAAATGAGATAATAGAGTTGGGATTGAACTGTGTAGTTAATGGGGAAATCGTGACGATTCCTTCCGAATTGAGTGATTGGCAAGCAGAATCAGAAACACTATCCCTATCCAATCAAGGAATACCATCAATTAGCGGGGGTATATCTGGAGGAAATATAGGCTATATTCTACAACCAGCAACTCCTCAGCGTCTTGGAGGGGTTAAAATTGGCCAGGGACTTGATATTGACAGCGATGGTACTATCAGCGTTAATGTGAATACCTCTGCCGAAAAAGCAGCCGCTTTGGTAGAGGCTAATATGCAAGAGTTTTCCAATGAGGAAATTCAATCTTTGTTTAGAGATGGTTTAACGCCTTTGGCTGAAACATAAAAAAATAGAGAAACATGGAAGGAGAAACCAAAATGGCAATTAAAAAGTTATCGTATCAAAACCTGCAGGAACTGACAGCAGAGATGAAGAAAAAGTTTGTACAAAAGACGGACAAAGTAGGGGAAGATAATCTATCAGAAGAATTAAAAGCAGTGATTACTGGGAAGGCAGAGGCTGCTACTACCCTGGCAGGCTATGGAATTACGGACGGAATGACCGCCACAGAAATTGCAACCGCAATCTCCACAGCCATTGCCGGAGTAGACCATTTGCAGAGAACAATCGTAGCCAGCGTAGACGACATTGACTTATCAGCAGCCGATGCCGGACAGTTCATCTATATGGTGCCAAAGACTGCTGCCGGAGAAGAAACCACAGAAGGGGAATCTACGGAAACCGTAGTAGACGGCAATGCCTATGAGGAATATATGGTCATTAACGGAGCACTGGAACGTATGGGCGATTGGAAGGTTGACCTATCCGACTATGCGAAAACTGCGGACGTATTGAAAGCAATCGCTTCTGTCCTGACCGTACAGCCAATAGGAACTGGTAATGTAATAACAGGTTTTCATGTCAACTCAGAAACTGGAAGCGTTGAGATTGAGAAAGGAATTACCGCACTCCAGGAATCGGATATGGAAGAATATACCTCACAGGAGATTCAGGCACTATTTACATAATCAAATCGGAGGAGTAGAAGGTGAAATGGATAAGCCCAGAAAATATCAAGCAAGTGGCAGATTGTACGAATGGAAAGGTAGCGACATTAGCAGCAAGTGTGCAGTCAACCTTTGAGGAAGTGTATGAAAACCTGGAAGCCATCGACAAACAAGTCGGTGGCTTTTGCTATTCTTCCGAAGAAGAAATGATTACATTTCCTAGTGAAATTGAGAATAAGGAGGTAT